GAATTAAATATAAAAATTGGAACTATAAGTTATCGACTTCATAATAAAAAATACAAATGGAAAGAATGGCGATATACTGATGATGTGGAAAATTATAAATATAAAGAGCATGGGAATAAGGGTCGAAAACGTCCTGATCTTGCCGAGAGAAATAGAAAAAATAAGGTATTATAATGCTCAACGCATACTTCAACAACTTCAATTATGGTCGTGAACAAGACCTCGTTGAAGACCTTTGTTTGGAAGCAATCAAGATTTACGGATATAATGTCAAGTATATTCCGAGCGTATTCGTGCGTGAAGATCCATTGTTTGGTGAAGATACGCTTCGTAAATTTGATGATGCTGTTGACCTTGAGATGTACATTAAAAATGTTGAAGGGTTTGAAGGCGAGGGCGATTTTCTTTCCAAGTTCAATCTACAGATCAACGATCAAGTTACCTTTACAGTAGCAAGAAAAAGATTCAATCAGGCTGCTTCTGAGAAACTAACAACTGAAGTTGGTTATAACTATGTTACAGAAGATGCTGATACAAACGCGCCATCAAGACAGTTTCTTGATCAAACATATGAAGGCGACTCGATTGTTCTTGAAGAAGGTACTGGTGATGGATATTCTATCACTGCAAATCGACCACAAGAAGGCGATCTAATATACTTTCCAATGGTTGATAAACTGTTTGAGATTATGTTTGTTGAGCATGAACAAGTATTCTATCAAACAGGTAGACTACAAACATACGATCTTCGTTGTGAGTTGTTTACATATAGCAACGAGCAGATTAATACAGGTAATGCAAACATCGATGTTATTGAAGATAATAACACAACCGATATTCTTGCATATGAGATGCTACTTGAAGATGATACGAAACTATTGACAGAAGAAGGTGGTTCATTGATGCAAGAGTTTATTGTTACTGCTTCTGGATCACTGGTCGCAAATAACGCATACTTTAGCAGTAATGATCCTGTATTTGTACAGAGTCAGATAATCGACTTTAGCGAATCGTCGCCGTTCTCCGAGATGGACCGCTATTGATTTTTACATCTAGAACCTTTTTGATGATTTCCTAGATTTAATCTATTTACTTGATAACCACATTTTATACAACACACCTGTATTTTATTATTTTCTGATGTTCTTTTTCTAAACGCTTCATCACAGCGGGCTTTTGCCTTTTCTGATAAAAGACTGCGATGTTCTGTTGTCATGGTTTTTTTTACAGAATCTGATATTTTCTTACAAGTTTTTTTATCTCTTTTTTCACCGTAATAATGATGGTCCTCACCTGAACGTCCCATCTTTGCAATCGACTTTTCTGAATGTTTTCTGCCAGTAAAACCTTTTGTTCCTGAATGACCTTTCTGAAAAGCTGTTTTATGAGTTCCTTCTTTCACTTTGCGTTTATGAGTTTCACTCGCTTTCTTTCGTACTTCGGGTGTCCACATACAACCACTTTTAGAATGAGTGAGATTCAAAAACCTTTCATTCGTTCCTGCTTCGTATTTTTGTAGAACTTGATATTCATAATCTAATGTTTCTTCCGCAGTTTCAAATATTTTGTCTATCCGAAATAAGAAAGCATTTTTACTTTCTTTTTTGATAATATTTTTTACTACTTTAGATGATGTGAAATAAGTCTCAAATAAATCTGATGGGTGACAGTTTTTTGCAGTACGAGACCCATAGTAAAAAGTTCTTGACTTCTTATGAAAAAGCAAGTATGTATAAGGTTTATATATATTTGTGCTGGACATTTTAGCCTCCATCGGTTTGTCTAGAGCTAGTAGAGGGTGGTGCCTCGTGACTAGCATTCTTTTTATTTATAATATCTTTTGTTTTAGAATGAATAATATTTTCATCAAAGATACCACGAGATGCTAACACCTCTTTTACGGTATCATACATTGCCCAATACTCATCATTATAAATAATCATAAGAATATTTATTAGGAGAACAGATTTGTTCACATCCTTCTACCACGGCACGATACGTAAATATGTTATAGCATATGGGAACCTCTTTAACAATATCTACGTACAAAGATTAGATGTAAACGGTAATCGTATTCAAACGATTGCTGTCCCTCTTGCTTACGGTCCCCGCGAAAAATGGCTTGCGCGTATGGCACAGGATCCAAATCTTGATCAGGAAGTTCAAATCACTCTTCCTCGTATGGGATTTGAGATTCAGAGTCTTGCTTATGCGCCACAAAGAAAACTATCATCTACATTAAAGAATGTCAAGTTAAAAACATCAGATTATGACAGAGTTGATACACAGTATACTCCAGTTCCATATGACATTAATATTATGTTATCAATCTTTGTTCGTAATGCTGATGATGGTGCACAGATTGTAGAACAGATCGTTCCATATTTTCGCCCAGAGTTTACAACAAATGTAATCCTGATTCCTGAAATGGGAATCACAGTTGACACTCCAGTTGTTCTTCAAGATGTATCAATCGAAGATACTTATGAAGGTGATTTTGATACTCGGCGCGCATTAATCTATAATATGAACTTTCAAGTGAAAGCATATATTTATGGTCCAGTATCTAACTCTGGTCTGATTAAGAGAGCAATCACAAATCTATATCAAGATACAGCGGCGGATGCGCCTACACTCGAAAGAATTACAGTTACACCATCTCAATACGCTAATGGTGCACCACTATTCTCACCATCTGCAAATCCAAATAGTTCAGTAAATATTAGTAATATTTCTGCCGAGTCTGATTATGGATTTACAGTAGATATTAATTCTGATCCAACAACATTGAATGAATGATGAAAACACAACTTGAAAAGAATATGGAAGAACTGTTTGATATCGATCCAAATACAAAACCGATTATTGAAGTGATTGATGAATCAAAAGTAACTCCTGTTGATACGAAACCAGCACTCAACACTGAAAATGATATTGACAGTGATTATAAGTATGCTAGAGAGAATCTTAGAAATATTATTGACTCAGCACAAAGTTCTATCGAAGACTTAGCCTCAATTGCTTCTACTTCTGAATCACCAAGAGCATATGAAGTGTTATCTACATTGATGAAAACAATGGTAGAGGCGAATAAGGATCTGTTAGAGATTCAGAAGAAAGTTAAAGCACTGAAAGAAGAAACACCATCACAACCACAGAATGTTACGAATGCTTTGTTTGTTGGTAGTACAAGTGAATTAACAAAACTTATCAAACAACAAAGTGAATAAAACTATTCATAAAAGCGCTACAAGCACTATTATAACGTAGTTTTTAAAAAAGTCAATAGAAAATGTGAAATAAATGCCTTCTGATCTTTATTTAAATAATCCACTTCTAAAAAAAGCATATGTTCCTATGGAGTATACCGAGGAACAAGTACAGGAAGTGATTAAGTGTTCTAAGGATATTAATTATTTTATAAAAAAATATGTGAAGATTATCAATCTTGATCGTGGATTGATTATATTTGATATGTATCAATTTCAAGAGCAGATGGCAAGTACGATTGCCGATAATCGTTTTACTATTATTAAAACATGCCGACAAGCAGGTAAGACAACGACCTCTGCCGCTGTTATTCTCTGGCATATTATTTTTAATGAAAGTTATACTGTAGCAATCCTTGCTAACAAATTACAAACGGCTCGTGAGATTTTAAACCGTGTTCAACGAGCATATGAAAATCTACCCAAATGGTTACAACAAGGCGTAACAGTCTGGAATAAAACGAATGTAGAACTTGAGAATGGTAGTCAGATCATTGCTGCTTCTACTGCTTCATCTGCCATTCGTGGTTATTCTATTAACTTTCTATATCTTGATGAATTTGCATTCGTACCTCGTAATATTCAAGATGATTTCTTTACTTCAGTTTATCCAACGATTATCTCTGGTACAACTACAAAAGTGGTAATCACTTCAACTCCGAATGGTTTTGATTTATTTTATAAAATGTGGACCGACAGCGTAGAAGAACGAAATGAATATATAAACTTCTCTGTTAACTGGTGGGATGTTCCCGGTCGTGACGAGGAGTGGAAAGAAAAGACGATTGCAAATACCAGTGAAGATCAGTTTCGTCAAGAGTTCGAAGCTGAGTTCATTGGTTCATCAAACACTCTAATCTCACCGAACAATTTACGTATATTGAGTTTCCGTAATCCTCAATATACAAACTATGAAGGTAAGTTAAGAATATATAAGGAACCAGTGAAAGATCATAATTATTTCTGTACGGTAGATACTTCAAGAGGTTCTGGCATCGATGCTTCTGCTTTTACGATTGTTGATGTAAGTGTAATGCCGTATGAGGTTGTTGCTTGTTATGCAGACAATCTAATTCCACCTCTACTATATCCTGAAATCATATATAATGTAGTTAAGTCATATAACAATGCATCTGTTCTTGTTGAGATTAATGATAATGGTCAGCAGATTGCAGACATTCTACATTACGATTTAGAATATGAAAATGTTATCTTTACAGCAGTCAAAGGTCGTGCTGGGCAGGTAAT